TTGAATGCGCAACGCAGACGCATAATCGAGGAGTGGACTAACAACCCAATCCGCAACCAGGGTGCTGCGTTGCGTGGCAAGCGTCTGACACAGAAAGAAGTAGAGAAGCTGCTCTTTAGTCGCAAGACATGGGACAAGGTGCTATATGACAAGCTGTTGCCTGAAGTACAGCGCTCATTCATCGTCAGTGCTCAGGAAGCGCTTGACCAGGTGATATCAGGTGAAGTAGGTGTAGAGGTCAGCTCAGCACTCATTGAGCGTATCACTGAGCGTCACACAATAAAGTTGGTAGGTGAGATAAACAAACGTACACTGCGCAAGCTCACCAAGATCATAGGTGACAGCGTCATCAGTGGTGACAGCATTAGCAAGACAGCACGTGAAATCAGCAAGATGAAATCATTTGGCAGAGTCAGAGCAAGACGCATTGCCCGCACAGAAACACGTAGCGTCATGCAGAATGCTCAGATACGTGGATGGGCAGCAAGTGGTGAGGTCAGCGGCAAGCGCTGGAATGATGCCAATGATGAGCAAGTACGTGACTCACACGACATCGGGGGGCAAGAGCAACCCCTTGACAACGATTTTGTGTTGGACGACAACGAAAGGTGTATTGCACCACTAGACCCAACACTGTCAGCTAAAAACCGTATGAACTGTAGGTGTTTCATGACGCCTATCATCAAAGGAGAGTAACACAATGCTGTACCCGAATGAGCGCTTTTCATTTGACTTCATGTCTGACGTGCCTGTCGCAGCGTTGGTTGACTCAATCACTTTTGTTGGTGCTGACTTCTACACAGCAAAGCGTGTGCTAAAGGTTGGCCCATCAGCTGCTGCTGCAATCTTTGTTGAGCCGCAGATGATGGCACCTGCTGCGTACCCTTCTGCTCAGAGCATGGAAGGCGTGTGCAGGGTTGTGTCAAGCTTGACAATGGAGATTGCAAGCTCTGCCAACTACACATATGATCTTGAGTGGTCGCGCGACAATGGCGCAAATTGGTTTACGTGGCCAGCAATGCAGACGTTGGCGATTGGTCTTGCTGAGCCAGCTGATGCTGGTGCTGGTATGCTGTGGCACACAAGTGTGTTTCCTGCTGATGCTTTCAGGACCAATGGTTTAACCGTCAACGATCTTCCAAGGTGCCGACACAAAATCAATACGTCTCAGTCAGCAACCGTTGTGACGTCTGGTATAACCATGCTGCTGCCACCACTGACCTCTGTTGGTAGTGGTCGTGGGCAGATTTACGGCTCAACGCAATACGGCCGCTAGACACACAAGGGAGTCAAGCAACATGGGTGATGAAGAACGTGGGAAGGTTGGTGAGTTCTTTGAGCGTGCCATGCCTGAGTGTATCAGGGAAGTGTCAAGCGATGATGCTGATGGTGTGTTTCCTGCTGTGCTCGCAACGCAAGGTGAAGCCGCTGACGGACACATACTTGAGATTGCAGGCAACAAGACGCCTGCACGTATGCCGATGCTGTTCGGACACAGAAGCGTGTTGCTCAATCCTTTGATGGGGAGTATCGTCAAGCCTCACAAGGAAACCAGGGGGTCAGAGCAGCTGCTACTGGTTGAAGGTCGCGTCAACATGGATGGTGACAGCATCCTTGGTGAGATCAGGCGCGATATCTACGGACTCGTCAAGGCACGTGACTTGCGTGGTATGTCGCTACGTTGGCGACCAATCGAGACCATACGCAGAACTGAGTTGCCTTCAAGTCATTGGGCATACGTTGACTCAGCCAAGGTAGGTCAGAGTGATGCTCGCCACTGGGGTCACCTACACAAAAGGTCAGCAAGTGAAGAGGGTAGCATTGTTGCCCTTGGTGCTGACCCTAAAGCTCTGTCACTCAGGAGCAACGATCTCAGCTCACACAGCAGAGTGTTCATGCGAGCGCTTGCACAAGCGTGTGAGCGTGATGAGTATGGCATGGGGGGCATTGCTGAAGCTTTCGCAGCAGTCGAGGAAAGCCTAGAAGGTGTACGCAACCTCGGTGCAGAAGACGCTGACTTGGCAAACCTGCTTGCAGGCACGCTCAAGGGACAGAAACTACGTAGTGTCACGTTCAATGATGCTGACGGAAATGAAAGGACGCTACACATACCTGTGGCAGCTTTGCTAGCACTCAAGGGCGAAAGCCTAGAAGAGCTACGGACTGCTATGGCACTCTGCCGTGAGGCAGCCGACAACCAACGCTCGCAAGAGCACACAGAGCCTGAGCCTGATCCGAAAGGACAGCAACGCTCGCAAGAGCACATGAGCAACACAGTTGGTGGTATGACTGTTGAAGACTTCACACGTGTGCAAGCAGCAGCAACACGCAGTGCTGTAGATGCTGTGCTAGCACAACGCATTGGAAGGATACCCAGACGATGAAGATCAAAGTAATTCTGAGGTCTGATGGTTCAGAGGTGGAAATCGACCACACTGAGCTTGATGACAAGCTACACAGGGCTGTGGGTGCTGAGACACCCAAGCGTGTTGCTGACATGACGTCTGAGGAGTTTGCAGACGTACAGGCACGTGCAACGGCTGCTGCTCTTGCTGGTGTGCTGGATGGTTTGCAGCGTACTGGTGAAGGTGGTGACCACGTTGACCGTAGCAGGTTGTCTGCTGGTGGTGCTGGTGGTGACACAAATACGCGTGACAAGGGGGTTGATATCCCCATGTACACACGTGACAACGTCTCATACGGTTCAGCGTTGCGAGCGATCCCGGGGTGGGAAGCTCAGTATCGTACGCTGCCTGAGTCAGAGCGTGCCATACGTACACCAGAAGGTGACGTGAACACATGGCGTCACATGAAGGCGTTGGTTGAGAAGGACTCAGCTACGCTGCTCACCATCAGGGACGCTGACCCAATTCTGCGTCTGCTCAAGGGCAAGCATCGTGACAACGAGTACGTTGCTCGTGCTCTGGGTGGTGCAACGGCTGCTGCTGGTGGGTCGATGGTGCCGACACCTCTGAGTGACCTGATTGTGCTCAAGCGTGATGCGCGCGAGCGCATTGCGCCGCGTGCCATGTCACTCACGTCAACTGCGCTGACACTGACGATTGTACAGGAGAATGCAGTTGGTGCCGTTACGGGTACAGCAGAGAATGCTGACTTGACAGAAACGGACAGCACCTTCAGTGAGATCATTCTGTCCAAGAAGAAGGCAGGACGTCTTGTCAGGTCTTCCAAGGAGCTGCTTGACGACATTTCAGCAGCTTTCTCACTGAGCACAATTCTGAGTAACCAGGCAGCTCGAAAGCTGTCTGTGTACATGGAAGCTCAGTCAGCACAGACGGGTGATGGTACTGGTGTGAATCACAAGCTTGCCATTGCTCAGGCGACCATCGCTACAGTGGCTGGTGTTACTGGTGCGTTGACGCGTCCCATGCTCGTTGACATGCAACTTGCACTGCCTTCTGAGTATCGTGATGGTGGTGGGTTGACTTGGATGGGCAACGCTGCTGTTACTGCAATTCTTGCCAAGCTGGTGGATGGTAACAATCGGCCCCTGTACTCACCTGCTGACGCTGCTGTGACAACGCTCAATGACGCTGCTGGTGCTGCAAACGTGGTTGAAGGCTATCCCTACATTGAGCTGCCCATTACGGCCGACAACATCTACATTGGGTTGCTGAGTGAGGGTTTCGCTGTCATCAAGGATGGTGGGATTCGGGTTGAGGTGACAACGGAAGCTGATGACGTCTTCAAGAAAGACCAGGTGCAGTGGAAGTTTGTTGAGCGTCGTGATAGTGGGGTAATCAACACTGCTGCCTTCAGGAAGTCTGTCGGCACCATCAGCTGATCTGGCGACACAGCCGAGTGTGTGACGTGCAGCATACTTGGTGAAGGTGCAGCAGCAGAGAGCAGGGGTGGTCACTGCTGCTGCACCAGTCAGAAGGGTACAACATGAGTAAGTGTAGTTTTAATTCTGAAATCAGCTTGATGTACGGACGCAGCATCAAGTGTAATACTTGCGGTAAAACAGCCGAGCAGGCTAGGTCATCTGGCACAGCTGAGTGTAAGGTAGCAGCAGCCAAGGCTATCACACTCTATAGTGACAGGGGCCACAGACAAGGTTTCCAACGTGACGGAAGCCTGACAAGGAGGGATTGACCAGTGAACACTGAAGACAGGGCGAAGTACAACACAGTAATGGGTCTGCTGAACACCGATGACGGTACAGTGCCTGGTCGTGCGCAGAAGGTTGAGTCAATTCTGCGTGGTTTGGAGTCCAACGGACGTCTGGCACCTGTGTATGAGGTACCCAATACAGTGTTGATGCGTTTTGGTACTGCTTGCAGTGCATTTCGCAACAACCCAACGGTTGCTGACAGGGCAGACCTGTGTGACCAACTTGAGGTCATCTTTGATCTGCACAGTGACTTGAAGCCTGGTGAGATTGAGCGCTTTGCTGAAGTGTGTATCAGCAACCTTCTTGCCAATGAGCTGATTGACGAAGCAGGTGCAATCAATCTGCGTATGCTCATCAACGCAGAACCTGAAGAAGAAGGGTCGGAAGAAGAGACCAACACAGGAGAGTGACCAGCAATGGGCAACATCACCTCAATCGACAACGTGAAGAAGTACCTTGAGAAGACAGACACAGAAGATGACGCACTTTTGGGTCTGATCGTTGCTGGTGTGTCACAGCGTGTTATCCATGCCATCAGTCAGGGTGTGACACTTCAGAGCTTCACTGAGGTCATTGAGGTTGCTGTCGATACTGATGCAATCGTGCTGGACCATTTCCCCATACTCCAAGTCAATGGCATCACTGAAGGTGACACAGTGTTGACATCTGCTGACTGGTTGACTGACGCACCAGCGTGTATATATCGCATGACTGATGGGTACCGCGTACCGTGGGCAAAGGGCAGGGTGCTGGTCACCTATCAGACAGGCTTTGATGAAGCTGCTATCCCCCTTGACCTTGTATGGGACGTCACAGCACAGTGTGCCTTTGAGTACAAGCAGACACACTCTGGTGGTGACCGACTTGGCAAGTCAGGCAGTGACCCTGGTGGTGGTGACTCTACAGGGTACACCAAGCACGATTGGCTACCTGTCATGCTCGCTACAATTGAGCGCTATATACCAGAAGAGGTACTGTAGTGCCTGTTGCAATTGCCATACACGTCAAGAAGAAAGAGCTTGCAAAGGTCAGACGCTTGCTCAAGAGTGTGTCCCCTGCACTCAATGACAGGATATGGCAGAAGTCACTGACGCGGTATGCGCTCAAGGTACAGAAGCAAGCGTCAGAGGTTGAAATTGACAGGGGCAGAGGCATTGACGCGCCTGTGCTGCCACGTCGTCTGACATGGCGTACAGGTCAGTTGGGTGGAAGCATCATGCCCAACTACGATGACCTGCAAAAGGCAATTGTGTATGTTGGCACTGACGTTGAATACGCAAGGGTGCATGAATTTGGTATGCGTCAGTTCCTGCAACCTGCTGTTGACCACACCATGAAGAAATTTGGTGGCATAGCAAAAAGGGTGCTTGAAGAAGAGATGAGCAGGGTGACTTGATTATGAGTATGGTACAAGACACATTGGACTCAATCCACGCGTTGCTGGTAGCTACATTGCCGAGCACCTACACTGTTCAGAAGCATTACACATCTTTGAACAGCTTGACGATACGTGACTACCCCCTTGCTATGATCTTCAACCCTGAAGGTGCTGGGGAGCGTCTGCCACACAAGCAGCTCAGAAAGGCAGTTGGCTACACAATCTTTCTAGTACGTACCCCACAAAGCACAGACAGCCCAACAGCTCATGAGGATATGCGGCAAGAGGTCTCAGATATCATCGACGCTACGGAAGCTGATACTACGCTGTCTGGTGTCACTGAAGACCTATACACACAAGATTGGGTGGTTGACGAAATGCAAGAGACCAGGACGCTTGCAAGGATGAGCTTGGCAGCCGTAAGGACGACATAGGATGTCTACACTTCTAAATGTACTTGGTGAGCTGAGAATAGCGCTCAATGCTTCCTTTGGTTGGCCTATTGCACGTCAGCTTGAAGTAGACCTGTCAGACGAGCTGTCACAGCTCACTACTGCTGACCTGGTCTATTACCAATTGGTGTTTCAGTATGAGCAGGCGCAAACAGGAAGCAATGTCACGTACCCTGTTGTGTCTGTTGAAGTGAAGGCACACTATCGGTTGTCAGACGCTATGGATGAGCGCACATACACTGAAGGTGTGATGCTGACCGCTCAAGCCTCGCTACTTGATAAAGACTGGTGGAGGTTGAATATAGGCAGCATGTACAACAACGCTGACGATGCCTACCAGCTGCTAGTCAATGATGACGTCACCAGGGAAGGTAATGTCATAAGCTATTCAGTGCTTGCAACCTTTGCAATCACACCATAAGGAGTAAGAACAGATGGCGGATGTAACTTTCATTGGTGCGGTTGCGGTTGGTGAGCAAAGTGACCTAGGCGCAATCAACACAACAATACGTGACCTTGCCCTTGGTGGTGGTGGCGCGTTGGATGAGACTAATGGTCTTGTGCTTGGTGATGCAGAATCAGGTACAGGCAAGACAGGTATCGCGTTTCCTGACCATGTCAGGGATGCACGCGAAAACCCTGTTGAGCCTGGTTCATTCACTGTACTCCCTGACACATTTGTGAAGGTCAATGTTGAAGGCTTTGAGATCTCTTGGCAGCTGAAAGGAAATGGTGTCACGAGCACACCATCAGCAGGTCAAGCCAAACCTGATCCCGGGATTCATGCGCTTCTGCTGATGTCAGGTCTTGCAGGGTCCAACGGTACCAGCCCCAAGTACCAGTACATACCTGCACTCGGTACAACATACGGAACTGTGAAGCTCTGGAATTTCGACATGAGCTACACATACATGGATTGCGTGCTAGCGAGTCTGACACTTGAGCAGACTGGTGGAAGCATCATCATTGCTAAGGCATCTTTCAGGGTCGGCAGTTTGGCTGCTATTGAGAATGGGTTGACTGCAACCACGTATGACTATGGGTTCCAAGCGTCACTGAGCGCACCTGTGGTACAAGCTGCTGCGTATACCTGGGGTCAGCTGCGTGGTTTCATGACCATGTCATTGGTGATTGACAACGTTGTCAATTCTGTGTCAGACAGCAACCAGGCGACAGGTCTGCGTTGGGTGCAGGATGAGCGTAGGGTCAGGTGCAACGGAACTGTGTACATGAGTACGTCAGACTCAGACTTTGAGTACCAAGAGCTGATTGGTGCTCCGTCTGCCAATGCTGTCTGGACCATTGGTCCTGTCACTGCACCTGCTGCACAGCTCAACTCAATCAAGTTTACCTGCAACCAACTTCAGGTGACCAAGACCAAGTATGACAAGGTTGGTATCGCAACTGTGTGTATCCTTGAGTCCCACTGCACTGGTGTTGGTGGTGCTGGTGGTGCTGATGAGTTCCTTGCAGAGTTTCAATGATAGCTGACGCAGTGTAGTTTACACCTTACACATACGTGAGGAGTTGTCACAGTGGCACGCAATGAAGCAGAAGCCAGAGTAAAGATTACTGGCAAAGACGAAGCCTCTAAGAAGGTGGGGAAGGTCCAAGGTAGCCTCACATCTTTGGGTAAGTATGTTGCGTTGGGCTTCGTCGCTGCAATAGGTGCTGCTGTTGCTGCCATCTCAAAGTTGGTGACTGCCTTTGACGCAGCTGCTGAGATGGCAGGTGTACAAGAAGCAGCGATAGCCAAGGTTGATGTACAGCTGAAACGGATTGGTGACGATACACCAGAAGCTGTTAAGCAGATGGAAGATTGGGCTTCAGCCCTTCAGTCAGTTACAACGTCTGGTGACGAGACCAACCTAGAGATGGTTGCCCTTGCACTGTCCTTCACCAACAACGCAGCAAAGGCAAAGGAGTTGACAGAAGCTGCTCTTGACTTCAGCAAGGGTGCAGGCATCAGCTTTGAAGAGTCTATCAGGCGTCTTGGTCGGTCGATGGGTGGTTCAATTGCTGATATAGCCAATTTCGACTCAAGAATACGTAGCCTGACAGCTGAGCAAATAAAAAACGGTGACGCTATTGACCTGATTGCTGAGAAGTATTCTGGTTTTGCTGCCAATGAGGCACAGACGTATATTGGTGTATTGAAGCAGATGGAGAATGCACAAGGTGACCTGTCTGAGTCCATTGGTGCATTGAAGACAGAGAATGAAGCAGTAATAGCCATAATGAAGCAACGCACTACTGTTGCAGAGTTGACCATTGACGCAATCAACAAAGAAGGTGACGCAGGAAAGAGTCTAGCTAACACAATCGAGACCTTGAAACTTCGTTGGGATGAATTCAAGTTAGGTGTTGTGCTGATTGCGCAAGACCTGACAACGACAGGTGACAAGACTGACAAGCTCACTGATAGCGTTGACTGGTTGGGTATTGCACTGGGTACCAACGCTGAGTATCTACGCATACAGAAAGAAAGGTTAGACCAGGTCAATGAAGCCAAAGACGAAGCAATCAGGAAGAAGTTTGCTGAAGAGGTCTTGGCTGAAGCTGCTGCTATGGATGAGCTTGCAGCTGCCACTAGGCGCGCGAAGGAAGACACTGACGCATTTTATGGTGATGTACGTGACCTCGGCATCAAGACGGTTGCTGACTTGAATGATGAGATACTAGAGAATAACGAGACACTTGAGCGTGCACGTGAGCGCTTCCACAACATGACAATTGAGTTGATTGACCTTGACCGTATTGAAGCTGAGGTGACCAAACGCAATATTGCGTTGACACACCAGATTAATGGTACAGCAGACGCAACTGACAGGGTCGCTACCTCTAACAGGGCAGCAGCTGCAAGCTACAACGAGCTGACAGCTGCCACAGCTGGCACAACAGCAGCAACCTTGCGGTACGTTGCTGCTGCTTCTCAGGCAGCTATATACAACCCACGAGGTGACTTTGAGGCTACTGAGCGCACAAGTGGTAGGTCAGCTGCTGTACAGGAAGCAATTGACCAGGGTGGCAAGATCGTACAAGGTGGAAGAGTGCTTGAGCTACCCAATGGTGGGTCACGCTTGGTTGACGGTTATTCGGAGCTATAGAGATGTATCGCAATCCTAGATTCAGGTACCTACACCAACTTGCACTGATTGGCGACAGTGGTGTACATGGTGATACGTCACCAGCATTCACAGCACCACGTACACGTATGTGGGACTACAGGGCAGGGTTGCAGGCAAGTCAACCTGAGGTGGCCCCTGCTGCACGTGGCGTATTCCGTATTGACCAACCCAACAACCCAGCACAGGACAGGACCAAGCTGACCAGTATCATCATCCCACCTGGTCACAATGTGGTGTTTGACCGTACCTTCCACTTTGAGCTTGACACTGTGACACCAACTGTTGTTGGTAGGTCAAGCAGTGATGCTATTGACGCGTTTGCTGTCAGCTCAGGCAAATTTCCGTTTGTCATTGACCTTGAAGACATAGCGGCCAATTGGTACGCGCAACAGTTTAACTATGAATACGCTTCATCAAGCTCAGGTCTGCCCTTCAACCTGGGTGAGCTTTGGTGGACCAACGTCGTACAGACATCAACAGGTGTTGCCAGCAATTGGCCAGACAACATGCTGCCCACGATGAAGCGTACACCAATGTATGATGGCTCAACGTACAACCGTATAGATGGTCCACCACGTAGAAACTTTGGTCTACTCCACCACAACATCACAGGTGCTGACCTCAGACTGTATGATGAGCTGATGCGGCACGTTGGCTATGGTGCTGCACCTTTCTGGTATGAGCACCCTGACAGTGGTGACGCAAATGTGTCACTTGATGCACTGAGCACAACAGCAAATGTCACGACCAACGGCAACTGCTCAGCTTTTGTACACCCAGGACCAGCACCAGACGCTGATGATGTGGTTGGGTTGTCAGCAGGTGGTGCTGGTGGCGCTGAAGCACATATCCGCACTGGTGGTGCTGAAGGTGTTGACGCACGCAACAGTGTGTTACAGATAGATGTGCGTCTGTTCAACCCAACCACATGGTTGGCTGCTGGTGGTGACCTGTACTTGCGTTGCTACTCACCAGAGATTGATGGTTATTCTGTCTACTACATCGGCAGTGCTCTTGTGGATGAGCCAAGAGCTAATGAGTGGATACGCTGCCAGATTGACCTTGATACACCAATGGCAGGTGGTGGTGGTGGTTGGGACCATCAGCGACTGTATCGTGCAGACATTGTGTACCAAGCTGACAACTCAGGTGATGGTCTCTTGTTGTCAGGTCTGCGACTGATTGACAAGACCAAGCTACCTGTGCTGGTTGAGGTGCCACTCAATGGTTACAGGAAGACACAGTCAAATGATGTACCCAGTAATGCTACTGGTCCAGTCTTTGACGTAACACTTTCAATGGTAGAGGTCACTACGTGATAACCCTCCCTGCCAAGACCCAAGAGATCATAGAAAAGCGGTTATTGCAATCTGTGTTGCTATGTATCATCACTACATATACAGACAGGTTGCTTGGTACTGTTGACAACGTACACTACCTTGCCACACATGACCTGTCATATGATTATGGTGCGACAGCTACACAGAAGTATTTTGCTGCCCACATCACAGGTATCAGCCCATTCAAGCAAGAGCTATCACACCTGACCGTACCAGGGCGCAACGCTATAGCCCTGACGGATGAAGTGACAGTGCTGTTTGCCAACACCCCACGTGATGGTACAGATACACTTTTATATGACAGCTTGCAGCAAGAGCAGTTGCTGGGTGCTGACATTGAGATTGCTGAGCTACCCCTAGCCTATTCTGAGCACTACATGGCATGGAATTTGACAGGCGATGACCACACTGTGCAGTTTCGCGGACGTATCACCAACGCTGGCAACATCAGTGACACATTTGAGCTGACAGCTGAGTCAGTGAAGCCAGCAACATCAGACGCAATCATGGCAGACGCAGACGCAGACCCCCGGGATTATGGCCTAAGAGCCAATCAGGTTTATGGGTATGCTAATGGTATTCAGTGCCATAACGCTGCTGTTGGTGCTGTATCAACTGTGTCACGCACTCTTACATCTACTGGTACTGTGTACGTGGCAGACGCTAGTCGCTTCCCATCGTCGGGTACTGTACGTATTGGTAATGAGCAGGTATCATACACTGTTTTGGGTGCAGCTGCTGGTGACGAGGGCTACCTGGGTTTCTCGTCAACGAACCGAGGCGAAGCTGGTACAGACGCTGCCGCACATAGGGTAGGTGACCTGGTAACAGAAATACGTGAGTCTGTGTTTGCCGTCGCTGGACACCCTATGGACTCAGTAGATTATGTGTATGTCATCAACCCAGCAGATGGTAAACAGGTTAAGGCTAATTACTACGATATTGACCTTGCAGATACTGGCTCAGAGTTGCGTAAGCCTGATGGGTCTGCTGTCACATGGACAAGTATACGCATTTCTGCGGCGGATATGGATAGCTTCTACAATCAGTTGGAATTTCCGCAACCAGAAGTAGAGGCACAGACTACGCCAACAACAGTTGTCAGTGTACCTACGTGGTCTTCTGTTATTTCCAACGGCACTGGTGAGGGCTACCACGCTGCCCCATCAGATTCTGACGCCAGTACAGAAGGCATAACAGTTGAGTTAGACCCTACACGCAATTGGATGATAGAACAGCATGTTGATTTTGACGCTGCTGAGACTGGTGGGTATTGTGTATATTGGCCATCGACTACATCTCTTGATGACACAAACCTGATCTCTAGGTGGCGTCTAATAGTCAACGCGACTTTGTTTAATGACCACCCTACAGCTACGATGTACTTACGCGCTAGAATTCATGGTAGTCCTACTAGTTCTGGTGGCCCAACCGACCCGACAACAGTGATAACCCTGTCTGAGACTGCTGGTAACTCGACACACAACGACCAAGCCAAGACAGCATGGTACACTACAACAGGTGATGTCACGCAGGACGATTTCAAAATGACAGCATCTTTTTGGACTGGCTTTCATGTGTTTCTGTATATGGCTTGCGACAGCGGCACTGTCGGTTTTGGTGACATAGCGTGGGCCACTGGTGATTGGACAGGCGCAGTACAGATTGAGTTTGAGTTTAAGAAAGACGTAACACGTACCATAGACGTGTCAAGCTCAACACGTACACTGCATGGTGATGGTATACGTGTGATGTGCAACGGTGGTGGGTACACTGCACCCGACAACACATACTCAGCAGGCTATGGCTTCCTACTTGACCAACCACAAGACATCATCCGACACATGCTTGTGGAGCGAGCAGGGCTACCCTCTTCTGTTATAGATGAGGCAAGCTGGTCTAATGCTGAGTCAGAGTTCACACCTCTCAGCAGTGGTATTGCCTTCTCTCCTGACAACATTGACTGGGCAACTTTTGTGGTGAGTGGTGAAACAGCACCTGGTGAGATGAATGAGCTAACACCCTTCCTAGGTGAGTATGACAGAAGTGTCAATGCAGCAGAGACGCCACCAGTATACAAGATGCATTCAGAGACTGGTGTAGCCCCTGGTACGCGTGACATACTTATATGTTACTTCTCTGCAGGGTCCTTACCTGCAGTAGCAGTCACACACTACCAGACGTATGGTGAATTTTATTGGGATGGTGACAACCACTCAGGGTCAAATGATGCACACATGCACATAGTTGCTGTAAAGCCTGATAATACAAAAGGACAGATAGTAGGTACAGAGTCAACAGCTGGTGGACCATACACAACATATAGTCAAGGGTCACCATTAGCGTGGGTAGGTGATATTGATGAGTGGGAGATAGTAAGTACATCCCCTACATGGGATGGTGCGCGTATGGTTATGGGTTTTGCGCATGAGACAGCTTCTGATGAGTATGACCCTAGTGAGTTTTTCCAGGTTGACTCTTCAAGTGGTTTTATGGGTATACGCTTCACCAACTCAGCTTGGTCTGGTACACAGCTTGGTTATGTAGAGTCAGATATAGGTGCAACCTTTGAGCAGGCACTGAGCAGAGTTCTATTTGAGTCACGCTCACAGCTTGTACGTGTAGAGACAGCAACGGGCACTGAATACCGCTGGTTGGTGGCAACTAAGACAGCTGATGGTGCATATGGTTACACACTTAACGGTGACGCTCTGACCAGGTGGACAAAAGCTGTATCCAATACACGTGACATTAAAAATGTTTATACTGCTTGGAGGTTCTTCTACAACATCAACAAAGCGCTTCAGGTGTCAACGTCAGCTAGAAGTACAGAAGAGCTGTACAAGGGTATGCAGGCAGCCGATGCTGATACAGCCGACTTTGCAGGCATCACCACAGCAGAGGTTGACGCTGTTGAAGAGGCAACAGGAAGGTTGCCACACTCTGGTGTGTATATGTCAGTGGTTACTGGTGATGACATGGTTGACAATGTTGGTGGATTCTACATCAGTGAGTCACTACGACATGACGCAGCTATTGCTGAGATGTTCTCACTTCCTTGGTCAGAAGCTTACACACTACAGATTGGTGACATACGTATGGTGCAGCTGCCTTGGTGGCCAGCTGCAAAGAAACTACGCATACTGAAGGTCAAGAGAAGCTTTGCCACTGGTCTAGCTGACGTCACAGGTATTGAGGTGCTGTGATGCTGAAACCATTTAGTGTTGGTGACATGAGGTTGATGGACTATGAGTCCCTTGGTGACAAGTCAAAGACCAGAGCTATAGCAGCGTGGTACTCAGGCTTTGACTGGGTGCTGCTAAGGTCAGGAAGGAGCAACAACATACAGCTGTGTAATGAGCCTGAGCTGCAAAGACGTATAGCAGCTGAGTGGTATGCTGTTGACAGGGGTGGTCAAAGCTTCATCAACTTTCGCACCAAGTGGTACGATGTACACCCTGATGATGCTTTTGTGAATGGTTCTCATACACTGTTGTGCGTCAAAGAAGGTGAGGGTTTTGTTGGTGGTCTGATGCTGTGGACTTATACCCCAACTGTGTATAGCAGCACGTTGGTTGAGGGTTCAGTAGCCTTTGCCCCCGGTATCCCTGATGTGAGAAAGATTGCACGCATACTCAGGCACATCATGACACAGGACCTTGTTAGCGTGTCTGGTGTGCGTGTGGTGGTTGACAGGTTCATGTTCCCTGGTGAAGGCACCTCGTCTGCTCACAGGTGGGATACCAACTTCTCACTGAAGATGCTGAGCACGCTGCATGACAAGGTGCTGCGCACGACTGAGCATGGTGACCTAACACAGATACACAGGGAATACACTCAAAGACCAAGCGCACGCACCAACAAAGAGCGTCTGCTTTCAGAGAGAATGGAAAGACTAGCAATACCTGAGAGTGTACAACCGCAATGACACATAGAGTCACACAAGAGTATGTAGCAAGCAATGAAGGTAACAGCTCTGGTTATCGTCGTGCGTACCGACACCATGATGACGTGACCAACCCATTGACCACGCTGCATGTTGGAAATGGCATCAAGGGTCCACCAGTAGAAGACGACAACCAAAGGTACTCATCCTTTGTGACCTTTGACTTGAATATACCACGCACAGCAACAAACGTAGAAGCAAAGGTGACACTCTATTCTGCGTACAATCGTGCAGGTGGTCAACCAATCGCATTTGCAATGCTGGCGCACAACGCTGACTCGCATTGGGCAAAGCCTGCTAGAAGCCTGAGCTTGCACACCAGGCAGAAGGCTTTGCGTAGCGCTGCCTTCAGTAACACAGTACCATGGTCAACTATCACAGCTATAGGCACCATCGACAACACAACATTTGGTGAAGAGATTACACGCACCTGTATTGGTACAACAGTGTGGTGTATCAATGGTCCACACACTGCGCCCCTAGATGTTGTATGGCTTCAGCTATTCAGGACAAGTACAATGGGTCCTGTAACTGCTGTGCGTCCTGGTCACCTGCTTTGGCTTGAGCTGTATGCTGTTGATGTACAGGACTACTTTGGTGTACCAGTAGGTGAGTCGTTATCAACATCCATACCAATAGCTTATGATGACTTACCATTTATTACGTACCCTGCTGCTGGCCAACCAATACCAGGTTTCACATCTTTCTACTTCAACAACGACTGGATACCTGACCATAATATCTGGTATTACTTGAAACTATGTGGGCTAGAAGCTATCAGCAGTGACCCATACGTTGGTGCAACAATGAACAGGTCAGACGTGTATGACGCGTCACCTGGTCTGTGGGGTTCAGCACCTAGTTATGAGTCAGTTGGTGAAGGTCAGGCACTCTCTGGCAAGCTTTACTCATACGGAAGTGACCTACCATACATCACAGGGCAGCTATACACAGAAGCTATACCTGCACGCATCTATGATAGCTCAAAGTACACCATGTCAGCTAAGGCGTGGGTACAGAACCAAGCAAGCATCTTTGGTGACAGCTCTTTCAGCCCTGATTATTCACTACCCCTTGGCAGTCACATTGAGAATTGGTTACATGACTCAGTGTTGTATGACCCTGCTGCTGGTCTTCAGCGTATAGCCTTCACCATTGATGACAACGGCATAGCTGCCTTTGACTTTGGTGGGTACTGGGCTGCTGTGATACTGGCACCAAGGCTCACAGTGTCCTTTGACCTTCCTGACAACTATGAGCACGCTGGTGTCAGGGTACGTGAGGCTAGTGATGGTGACAGCAGTACACTCAGAGTTGTTAGTGATGCAAGCAGCTCAGGCGTACGTGAGGTCAGCAGCATTGCAGCTGTGAGCGTACGTCCCACACTCCACCCCGGGAAGGCTTCCGTTAGACCTCAGAGGGTTGAAGCAAGCTCAGGAGTACGTACAGTCTATGACGTTTTGTCAGCTAGGGGCTATCGACGTTCAGCTGAAGCAGCTGACTCAGGGGTGAGACCTGTGAAGGAAGCAGCTAACGCAAACTCGCGTACAGTCTATGACGTTACATCTTCAGGGGTGCGACGGGTGACAACAATCAGTGGTGTTAGTGTGAGGAGTATCAGCAATGTCAGCTAGTAGGCACGTGTTCACATGGGGAAGAACCAACAGGATTGAGCTACTTGGTCCGCTTGACATGACTGACAGGGCAGTGCCCTTGGTGCTGGACAGTATGACAGGGTACGCTTATGTGTTAAGCAAGGTGGCAAGCGCCATACTGACATCTGGTTCAGGTACTGGTGGCAATGTACTGACAGTTGATTCTGTCATTGGCTTTGCCAGTGGGGATGTACTGAGTGTGTACAATGCTCTTGGTACTGTATCAACTCAGACAGTTACAGGTGTCAATACAGCTGGCAACCAGGTACAGTGCTTGTCTGACCGCTCACCTGATGAGGCTGTCTTAGCAGGTACGTTGATACGTGCAAGGATTGGCAGCCCTGTGACTATGACACTGGTTGGTGCGACCCCTGCCGTGAACAACAGGGATCTGTGGGGTTACGCTGGCAACTTCCTTCTGCTTGAGGCATATGCTGATCTGGTGCAAGACCAAGATGTTGGAGTCGATATCGTGATGGATGGTGAAATCATGGCAACCTTTGACGCTTCTGTACTGAAGGCATCAGCGTGACACCTAAGAGTGACCCTGTAACCGTTGCGCAGCTGGCTCAGTCGTGGCCAATCCTTGGTGGTCTGTTGGTGTGTGGCGCAATGCTGGTGACCACACAAACGTGTCAGCTCTTCATGTTTCAAGGCATTGCACGTCTTGAAGAGTCGTTGATGTCCGTTGACCAGAAGCTTGGTGACAGGATGACAGACATTGAGCGTCGTACGCGTGACCGCTGGACAGGTGGCGACCAGGCAGCGTATGACACTAACTTGAAAATCACCACCATCACCCCAATGCTTGAGCGCTTGCGCAAGGTTGAGCGTCAGGTGGACAGGGTTAATGTGCTACTTGAGAAGCAACCCCAATGAAAGGAGCATCATGAAGTATCTGCGTTGTGTCATGTCACTTGAGTTACCAGCATTGCTTGGTGTGCTGTTCTTCCTTTGCGTACAGCTCAGCTGTGCAGCACTGTCACCAGAGAAGACAGCCAAGGCACGTGGTGCAGCTCTTGAGCTATGCCGTAGCTCAGTTGCTGCTCATGAGATTGCAGTAGCGTCTGGCACACATGAAGCAGGGCTATCGCTGATCGCTGACCCTGCCAAGCGCTTGCTGGCACGTGAGGCAATTGAGAAACCCATTGCTATCTGTCGTGCGCTCATTGACCACTACCAGGCAAACCCTGAACTGCTGACGCCTGGTAGTGTTACCATGTACTACCCCATGCACCCCCACCCCTACTACATGGAAGGAAGACCATTGAACATTGAATATATTGGGCTTGGTATACCTGTACGTGTATCCGAAAAGGGGTCAGGTGAAGTGGTGGGTATCGCTCACTACAGAAACCATACGACACAGTGTCAGGTTGATTATGTCGATGCTATGGGTATCCGAGTTGAGCGCTGGTGGACCCCTGACCAGCTGACCCCTGACATTGACCAGGGTCCTGTAGGTACCTGACGGTATTTCACTACACCTCTGGTTGAGGTGCCACCAGGCGGGACCTAGCTGTGAGCTACCTCACAGGGGCGCTCAGACGACTCAGGGCAGGCAAAGACCCCCAGGTACGTGTACCTGGGGGTCTTTTGTGCGTGCTCACAGCGTCAGCAGGGGCGCTCGCGTCTGAGAGCCGTTCTGAGCGTCTGAGAGCCTATCTCAGATTGGGTGGTTTATCCCCCAATTAGCACCCTGCCCTGACCTCTGCCATGTGCTCAGCATGAGCGTAGGCTGCGTCTTGAGCTGCCTGCTCAGCATCCTTACACCAAGAAAGGTACAGCTCCTTGCGTACAGGCTCACCACACATTATTGCGTCATGGTCAGGCTCAAAGGTCACACGCTTGCCCTTGCAAAGGTTGCACGTCTGGTTGTAGGCACCCCTGTGGTACCCCTCAGCAAAGTCAGGGTCATCATAGAAGTCATCTGCTGTGAGTCCGTTGGAGTCGATACCAGGAGCAACGTGACTACCCTTGCCATCACAGACGTTACACACAACAGCGTGTGCAGGGAAGGTTGCCTCATGCTCTATGCACTCGTTGCCATCAGGGTCAGCTTCCCAGTCGTCCCAACGTACTGTCACAGTCATCTTGTCTTCATCAACCACATACTTGTGTCTAGGGTCATCCAGTGCCCTGACTCTTGAGTCATTGGCGTAGTTGACTGCTTCTAGTCTGTCTTCATACATCATGGTTGGTCCCTTCTATGCTTGATGGTGATTTCAGCAGGTGCGTACATTGCACGTGCTGTCTGTTCTGCATCTTCCTTGTCAGGTGTGTAGTACGCAGACTCTTCACGCTTATCAGGGGCTGTAACCCTGTACTCATCCCAAGTGGTAAACCGTATTGTGACTCTGATGGGCTTGATACTCACTGGTCATTCTCCTTTCTAGACTTCATCATCCCATGACTTGGTCATGACAACAGAACGAAAGCAGCAGTCGCACCATTCCTCAGCATCCGCCTCACGTGTACCACCTTCGACGTAGCCAACGTCAGGGTTGTCACTCTTGCAGTTGGTGCAGTAGTCCTTGGCTACTCCACCACTCAGCTCATGCAGCAATGGCTCTTCAAGCTTTGTCTCTTCCTTGATACTCATTGTCCCTTATCCTTTCTAGTAGTCTTCAGGTTCGATTGGCTCGTCAACATCTGCCTGTGTATACCCTGACAAGATCTCAGGGCGGTACCTAGACAGCTTGGCTTCCTTGCACTCATCACACACCCTGCACAACTCAATGCCTTGTGCATCAAACTCCCACCAGGTGTAGCCAGTGCATTGGTGATGCCTCAGCTCATCACTGAACTGTGTTGAGTCCTTCTGAGTCATGCTTCCACCTCAAGCGCTGACAGAGCGTTGTAGATCTCAGCAAGCAGCAGACTCTGGTTAAACATGATTGCGTTGGCTCGGTCGTCAGCTCGCAGGTCATAGGTACCTGCTGTGTGTAGGGGGTACACAAAGATGAGCAGTGGGTGCTCACTGACTGACTCAACCCACAAGGCAATAGCCCTGACCGTTGTGCGCTTCCAATCGAACCTGACGTCATTGGGCAGCTGTCGTTGCAGACGTGCAAGCTCATCAGTCAGGGTGAGCCTGCTGAGCTTGTCACTGGGTGTGCTGTGCTCAAGCTTGCGCAGTGCAGCAGAACTATCAGCAATAGCCTGTGCAACTGTCCTGTGTTGCCCTTCTTCAGCTACTGCCAAGTCACGCAATGCCAACGAGACCTGCAACGCTTCACGCTTCTTGTCGTCTTCTACAGGCATGGCGAAATGCAAAAGCAAGTCACTTGCTTGCAGAAACAACTTGGTGTCAGATTTCCTACACATACTGGTTACCCCTTCTTGCTGAAGTTGGATGCCAGCGCTACACAGACTGACGTCACATGCCTTGAGAGCTGAGCAGCGTATTCCCTGCTCAGCTCATGCTTGGGGAGCATTGGCGCGTCAGCATCAAACCCATCAAAGGTGGGTGCAATGTTGATACGTATGAAGCCAGCAGGCACCTTGGCAGGCAGCTTCAACACAAGTCGGCCCCTGCTGCTGTTCTCAACCTTGACGGTTGCACCATGTGGCAGCGTACACTCAATTGCCTCAAGGCTCAGCTTGGTCACTGCCTTGGTCACCAACCTGCTTGCGTCAGTTGAGTCCTTTGCTGTCATTGCCACGTGATGAGCATGACACACCATTGCGATACATTGCGCTGTAGTCGTTGCCTTGATACTCATTGTTGTATGTCCTTTCTAGTTGTCTGAAAGTGTCAAACGCCAAAACCGCGCCTGTTGGTGACGCAAACTTGCGTCACTCTCAAGTGCATACTTGTACTGCTCGCCAGCGTGCCGAGCAAACGTGGTAGCCATCGGGTGACGGAAACCATGAAGCCTGATGTAACCCATAGCTGTACGTACGTGTGTTGATGCGTTGCGCCTGTGCTCCCTTGCTGAGTGTGCCCAAAAATCAGCAGAGTTGAAGGCAGCTTTACCATGCCCTGATACTGCGATCCGTTTTGATTTCCTGTCTGCCATCCCTGCAACCCCCTTTCTCAATGAAACTGTTAAAGAACTAAACACAACCAAACCAAATTGTACCGACTATATAGAGCCGTATCAACTATTGCGTATAGATAGCAAAACGCCTGCAATGGCAGGGGGTTGCAGGGCTAGAGCAGGTACCCAAGCAGGAAGCCAACCACAGCACCCAGGAGCGGCCCCAGGACCACCAGGAGCGCACCAGGCGTACCAGGTGAGCGCACCAGGTGGTTGGGTGGTCCTGGTGGCAGCTGTCCATCACGTGTGGACAGGGGCCTAGGTGGAGCAGGTAGGGGTGGTCTTGGTGGCAGACCTCTTCTCTTGAATGGTACAGGGTCAAGGAATAGACCCCACTCAGGAAAGTACCAACCACAGGCAGGGCAGACCCACTTGAAACTGCGTGGTCGCCTGTATTTCTTAGTCATCTGGGTTTCACACTCATGGCACCTCATAGCTTCATACCCCTCAACCCATCTGACATGACCACCTTGGCAACGGAAGCCTTCTTCTTGAGCGCTTGAGCTATCACCATTTCTATTGTGTCAGGTGCAATCATGTCAATGTAAGTGACGCTCTTATCCTGTCCCTTCCTATGTGCTCTGTCTTCACTCTGTATTCTGACATCAGGTGACCACTGGTTGGTGTAATAAATCATATGGTCAGCTGCTGTGAGCGTCAGACCAAAGGCAGCTGTTTTGTTTGCCACCAAGAAGCGTAATGGGTGCGTGGGGTCTTGGAAACAGGCAACCAGCTGAGCACGCTTGCCCTTGGTCACATCACCAGTAAACATTGCCACCTGCTCATGGTCATACTTCATACCGATAGCATCAGCAACCAACCGCAACGGCTCTACAAAGTGTCCCCAGATGACAGCAGAACCACTCACCCCGGGAAGGATTGTATCGGTCAGTACCTTCAGTCTGTCTGTCTTGAAGTACACATCTTTGCCATCATCATCCAGCATGTGACCGTTGCATATCTGATGAAGCCTGAGAAACCTGGTTATCATCTCAGGTGCTGTGGCGAGCGCTCCACCACCAAGCTCAAGCAGTGCTTCACTCTCCATGAGCTTATACACTCTGCGTTGTTCGGGTGTCAGAGGTACAAGCACTGTCTTGTACACCTTGGGTGGGAGGTCTAGACATTGGCTCTTCTTTATCACAAAGCTGTGTTCTGCAATGCGTGCTGACAGCTGCTCAAGCCTCTGGTATCCAACTACGATCTTGAAGCGTTTAGGCCCAACTTCCATGTCACGCTGAATTGCGTAGCACCCTTTGAAGGCAGTGAAGGTGTCATGACCCAAGATGCCAGCACGTAGGAACTGAAATTGAGACCAGGCATCAAGTGGGCTTTGCTCGACTGCTGTACCTGTCAAGATGCGCCTGGTGTGTGCAAGGGTGCCTAGGCGTATCGCTGCCTTGGTACGTTTGGCTTGAGGGTTCTTGATAAAGGTACTTTCATCTACTATCATCACACACTTGTGTGACTTCAAGAAGGCTTCTGCAAGCTTCTCTGCTTTGTTGCCCCTTTCCCTCAAGGCTTCAATGTTCATGATAAGTATGTGTAGCGTTGCCTCATTGGGGTCAGCTACTGATACAGCTTTCAGTGCTTTGGCTTCACTCTTGTTTGGTGTGCTGGTCCAAGAAGCAAAGCGATATGACACAGTGTCACTCATGTGCGTCAACAGCTCTTGACGCCAATTGAACACAAGCGACTTAGGACACAGGACTAGCAACCCATCTGTGTATGTGTCACCACTTCTGTACAGGTGGAGCGCTCCCACCTCGTCAAGGATGATTTTGGTTTTGCCTGTCCCCATGTCAGCAAGCAGGGCAACTTCACTGCGCAACCACATACCCTCAAGTATGTAGCGCTGGTGCTTCATTGGCTCAGTCTTGTATGGGTAGCTGCTCATCAGCTTACCCAGAACAGTGTTTCAGCTTTGCTGTCTGCTGAGCTGTCAATGCTGATACGATGCACTATAGGGGGTTGGTGGTTGAGCATATCCAACGCAAGCTCTGCATACTCTCCTGTGTATACGCCATCGGTTGGCACGTTCAAAGGGGAGTCAGCATCACGTAGCCTTGATGCCTTGTGACCCTCCCACAACAGAAATGTGTTAGGTGGTTGGACAGCAAGCAGGTACGCACGACCACCAGCAAGCCAACGGTTGCGCAACCATATAGCCTGAGCTGCCTTCAACTCTGACCGGAACTGAAAGCCCTTCATAAACTTCAACTCAGTCCAGACCTCAACACCTTCACCCTGTACACTGAAACACCAATTGACGTCAGGCACACCAGTACCTGCCCAATTCTCCAACCTTGTATGGTGTACAGCGAACATACCTGAAAAGTGTTCCTTCAGCAGTCGATAGGCATCTTTCTCTGACTTCACCACGCTCCCCCTTCTAGTGAGCTTCCGCCCAATTGTCACCAATACCTACATCCACCACCATGTGTGGGTCAGTGGGTACAGTGTCCTGCATGATTTCCTTGACCTTGTCTGATTCATCAGGGCTATCACTCTCAAAGTCAAGCTCATCATGCACTTGCAGCAGTGGGTCAATACCGGCGTCATAGCACGCTGCCATGCTTGCCTTGGTGATGTCAGCACCACCACCCTGTATCACCCTATTCATAGCTTTGTGTAACCATGCTCGTCTGACCCTGTTGCCCCACTTCTTGAGCGCTTCTTCCCTTGGTAGTGGTGCCTCATACACTTCATCTTGACCCTTGCCATAGGTGCGACGCTCCCACAGTGGGAAGCGACAACGTCTCTTCAATATTGTGTGTACGTACCCAGCTGCTTCAGCTCTGTTGCTACAGGCATCACGTAAATCTCTGATGAAGGGTGCTTTATCATGATAAAGTGTCAGCAGTGGTCTTGCTGCCTCAAGCGTCAAAGCGAGGCTAGCAGCTAGCAACCCTTCACCCATACCATAGGCCATACCAAAGTTGAGCTGCTTACACAGTTTCCTTTCCTTTGGTCTGCCAAGCAGGTCAGCAACCATCTGGTGGAAGCTTGCACCAGCTACCCTATATGCTGCTGCTGCTTCCTTTGCACCTGGTAAGCGCAGCAACAACGCAAAGTGTACAATGAGCCTGTACTCTTGCTCAGCATAGTCAGCGCTAATCCAACGCTTGCCCTTGGATGGTATGAAGAGTGACCGGAACAACGGACCCCAGAAGGGGTCACGCTCTGGTACCTGTTGCAGGTTGGGGTGACTGCTGCTGAACCTGCCTGACACAGTTCCCTTTATGCTTCCTTCCTTGTCACCACGCAGCTGGTTCAGACTGCAATGAATACGACCATTATAGTTGTAATCATATACAATGCTCTTCAGCAGACCACGCATAGTTGCTAGCTGGCGCATCATGCGTATTGACTTGAAAAGTGGGTGCTTGTGCGATTCTAGCCACTCTTTGACGAAGCTTGGATTACCTTCTTTTGTGTAAGGGTGGCTGATACCTAGGCGATGACAGACAGCAGCAATCTCAACATTGCTGTTAGGGTTGGTGTACTTGCCAAACTCTTTTCTGTGTTCATGAGCAAGCTTCTCAGCATCTTTGCCAAGCTTCAGGCGTAAGCGCTCAGCTGCTTCAACATCTACACACACCCCTTTCAACCTGGTACGTACCAGACCAGGGATAAGCCTACACTCAAGTGACATAAGGTCTGTCAGGTTTTGCTCTGCTAGCAGTGGCCGCAAGTGCTCAGCCAATGCTCGTGTCTGTATGACATCACCTTCAGCGTACATGCCAACGTCCTGTGGTGGCAGCTGCCATAGGTCTGCTTTGGGGTCTAGTCCAAGCTCTCTTGCACGCTGCTGTAGCCACGTCTCAACCTTACCCTGTCCTAAGAAGTCTTGGCAGAGGTTCTCAAGGGAGTACGAAAGCCTGTGCTCGTCAAGCAGTGGTGCAGCTGCTGCTGTGTCAAAGATGGTACCACCAATCTGTGTTAGACCACTGTGCGACAACCACCCCAGATCATAGCTTGCATTGTGAAACACTTTCTCGTTGTCAGCTTTGAGCACCTTGCTCAACCAACGTAACACAATTTTGTTATCCATGTTGTTGCCGTTGGCATGAGCAAGGGGGTAGTAACCTACCCAACCGTCAGCTTCAACAGACACACCCACCATATAGGCGTCTGACTCTTTCTTGTGCCAAGCAGGACCCCAGGTATCTAACCTGGGGTCCCTTGTCTCAGTATCAATGGTGACTGACTTGGCTTCCCACAGTCGCGGAAAGCTGACAGGTGGCAACCACTTGCTAGTGTCAGGTGTTGCTGTCATCAGTAGTGGTTGCTGTGCTGTCATGACAGTGGTGACTCACCATGAAGAAAGTGTGACCAGTGGTATTGAAGGTCTTGCACCAAGCCCTGTGCTCTATCCAACCACTCAGCACCTTGTGCATGGTCACTGAGCAGAATGCCTTCAACAACGCTGTTCACAACCCAGAAGGGTACGGTACCTCCGGGGTTACCTTGCGCGAGCATGTCACAGCAGTAGTGCATTGCTTCCAACTTGTCACACAAGTGTATGAACAGCTTCTCTGTGTCAGTCAGTGCGTAGTCTTCCCTCAGACCCTTGCTCAGCAACCAGTCAGTTGCCAGTAGCTCAACATGGTCACGTATGTTAGGGGCAGCACTCTTGACAGGTGCTGAGATGTCACCTGTCCAAGCTTCTGCAACGTCATGGTCAAGCGCAGCAAGCAACACATTTGATGGTATATCAAGCACGCTGCTGTCGTATAGGTACGTTGCAATCTGAGCAACGCGCCAGCTGTGATGAGCTACGGACTGTGCCTGCATGTATCGCCTGTTGTGCCAGCGTTGTACATCACCACCAATGAAGACAGCGTCAAGCTTCTTGAATAGGTTGTGCCTGCTCACCTTGGTTGCTCCTTTCTTCCAATGCTTGCTGTACACGCTCTTCAGCTGTAAGCAACATTGCTGGGTTATCTGCTAACACTTTGAAGAGTACGTCATTGGTCTTGGTCAGCACGTCAACAGCTTCAACGCACTTCAGCATTGACGCTGTTTTCATTGTCAGTGCTGCACTTGTCTTCTGTATCAGCTCAGTTGACGCTTGCAGCTGACCAATGAGCTTGCTTCTGTTGCGCATGTACTTGGTTGCCCACAAGGCAAAGCACACACCAAAAAGCGTATGAAAGAGTACGGACATAGGTTGACCCCCAAAGAGCCGTACACCCCTAACATACAAGGGTGTACGGCTCTCAGCTTCTAGGCTTTGTTTGGTGCATCACCAGGATACACACGTTTGATCTCAATCATACCAGAAGCAAGGTCAGCGATGATGTCACCAGGAGAGAAACCACCTTCAAGCAGCTGGTCAATGCTACGCCCTTTCTTGTATAGTGCGTGCAGCTCGTGTGCCTTTGAGCCTTTGCGCTTGGTGTTCTCACCCACCTCAGTGATGAAGGTACGGTCCCAATCCAACCCATGCAGACCAGTAGCGCGTCTGGTGGTCTTGGCAGGTGCCTTCTTCTTGGCAGGTGCCTTCTTCTTGGCAGGTGCCTTCTTCTTGGCAGGTGCCTTCTTCTTGGCAGGTGCCTTCTTCTTGGCTGCCTTTGCTGACGTCTTTTGTGTGTCAGCTGCTGCCTTCTTGGCAGGTGCCTTCTTCTTGGCAGGTGCCTTCTTCTTGGTGTCAGCTGCTGCCTTCTGCTTGGCAGCGTTGGCAGTCTGCTCAGCAGTCTGCTCAGTTGCAGAGGTTGACTCTTCACTCATTTGGTACACCTCATTGGGCTTTGAATTAGTGTGACCCTGCCCAATTGGTCACACTATTGGGTAGTGAAACTGCTCGCCATGAGCATCCACTATGTATAAATTCTTGACCGCTCTTGTGACTGCTACGTAGAACAGTCGATGAAGGGTATCTGACACATCTGTGTACATCTCATGTATTGCTGACCCATACCCCAACCGCTCATACACAACAACATTGTCACATTGAGCACCCTTGCTTGCATGTATGCTGCTCAGCCTCACACGTGGGTACGCTGTGTCTTCCCCCTTACGTATTGCAACACGTAGGTATGTTACGTTGGCTTCTGTCAACCTGTCAAAGGCAGTAGGCCAATCAGGCATGGTGGGAGCGCTCACCAGGTCCTTCTGCATTTTCCTGGTCTGCAACAGCTGCACCTGTCGCCTGTCACCCCTGATGGGGTGTCCTTGCTGTATACGCTTCCATGCCTCAATAGCCTCAAGCGTGCCAAGGGGCAGCACTGGTGTGGTGTCGTTGCGGTACAGGATGCCTTCACGCTCAAGGTGCAGGTGAGCTGACCAAAGTGTTTTATTTTCCCTAGCCAGTACCAACCACTCACCCTTGCTGAAGTCAATGTCTTCAATGCTTGACACAATCTTGACAGCACCTTCCTTGTCAACAGGTAGCCACAGCTTCTGCTTGCGTAGCTTCACCTGACGTATGATGCGATTGGCTACAGCGTGCATTGCCTTTGGGACCCTGTGCGACTGCTGCAACAGCTCACTTGTCCCGGGGAGAGATGTGAAGCTGTCAGCGTCTGCACCTGCCCACGCATAGATAGCTTGGTCATCATCACCAGCTATGTATGCACGCTTCACCCTACCAAAGTGCAGCACCTTATCCAACACTTGCCACTGTAAGCGTGATAGGTCTTGTGCTTCGTCAACAAAGATGACGTCAAGATCAGGGGTTGAGTAGCGCTTGGCGTCCTTCACATAGTTGAGTAGCAAGTCAGTGAAGTCAACCAACCCTAGCTGCAACTTAAATTTGTTATAGATGCGAGCAAATACAGCTACCTCACACGACTCTATGTCACGTGGGTTGGTCCTGTTGAAGTAGTCATCAATGGACAGACCACGTATACGTGACTGGTCATAGTGGTACATGAGAGTGCGGGCAGTGCCTACGGTATTTTCACCTGTCATGTTTAGGGGTATACCGTAGGATTCAAGGAATTGGTACTGTGCTCTGCTGCCAAGTACCCTCTTGCGATTCATGCCGAGCATTTCAAAGCATAAACTGTGTAGTGTTCTGAAGTAGGGTGCTTGCGTCAGGTGGGTGCGTGCCTTGGCTTCTCTGCTTGCTGCCTTGGTGAAGGCAAAGTAGCCAACGTGCTGACCGCTGGTGTTGTTGGTTGTTTCATCCTGCACAAGAGTGAGTAGGCGTTGCGTCTTGCCTGTACCAGGTGGGCCATAGATGGTGTGCACCTGGGTGGTCATTCTGTTTGCTCCCAATTGTCTTGGATAGACCAAGTGCGAGTGACTACACCCTTGACACGCTTAGGTGTTTCCATCTTGGCACCAAACCTCTTCAGCTCTTGACATATCATTGGTCTGGTGTACTTGCTGAATCGTCTGGTTGCTAGGTGTTCCATTAAGTCTTGCAGACGGAATATCAAGCGACCCTTGTGCTTCCACACTTTTCTGAGTAACAGCTCTTCTTCATCTTCACCATGAGCGCGTTGGAAGAAGTCAACCAGGTGCTGATAGAACTCACCCACTACACCAGAGTGCTCTTTCTCTTCTTCTGAGATCTCAACCAAGACAACCCTGTCCATTACATCAACCAGCAGGGTCTGCCATTGCTTGGCATTGACTACAGGAAATATTGTCAATTGCTCCATGCAGGCTTTCTTGAAAAGTGCTGCACTAGCAAGCTGGTCAGTTGTCAGGGATACAGTGCCTGTATCAGTGATGTCCATATACCAGATGGGTGGGTCTGTATCAAGTTTGCGTAGCTCACTGATGACAACGCTGGTTTTGTCTTCCCCATCACCCACCCCATAGGGTCTAGTCCTGCACAGTGAGCCGTTGCAGTGGGACAGCAACGGCTCTTGCTTACACAGATAAAAGTAGTCTTTTCTGCTGCAATGCTTGATGATGTCACCAACCTCACCAGCAGGCAGAGGTGGTTGCAGATACTCTGTATTCATTCTGTGTACGTGTTGTGCCCAATCGTCTGGCCACTTCTTCTTGCAGTACACAGCTATGGATACAAGAGCATTGTTGCGTTTGCCGCTAGATACCTTCCCTTGTGTAGTTATGATCTCAAAGCACACTGGACCGTCGTGAAAGTCATCATCCTTTGCGGGTGCCTTGGCTAGCTTCTTTGGCTCAGTGTGCTCAAAGGTTGCATGGTCAAGACGTATAGCCTTTTTCAAGAATAGCTCAGCATCCATTGCGTTGCCTTGAGAGTCATAGGCATAACGCATTGTATTGTCAGCGTCGTAGTAGGGCATGTTCACCCAGCTACCCAGGTCATCAGCTTCAAGGTCAACGGTTGTCTGCTTGGGGAATATCTCACTACCCCCATGACCAAGCACTGCTGACCAATTGGTCAGCTTCTGTTGCACCAACCATGCTGGTACAGGTTCTTTGAAGAACACATAGCAGTGTGCGCCACCACTCTTGGTCCTGCAAACCGTCAAAGGAAGTTTTAACGCTTTAATGAGTTGACACAGTTTCTTGTGGTCAACTGAATAGTCATCGACATCTATACAACCCCAATGGCATTGGTCTTCTTCATTGATGGTGATGATGCCTATAGGTAGCTCACCTGCTAGGTGCTGCTTCCATAGAAGCTCTGTGACTGTGTCACGTACTGTACGCGCCTGACCCTTGACCTTACCATCAGAGCTGCGCCTGGTGCTCTCATCTATTTCATATATACCATACGCTTCCATGTAACCAGCGAATAGCTCACACATATGCTCTGCTGTGTCTGCCTTCTTCCTGCTCACTACGCCCCCCAAGGTGAAGCAGGGCAGGGACCCCATACCCCCCAGTAATAAAACCCCTGCCCTGCTTCCTTACACAGTGATGTGAACCCTAGAAGGGTGTTTCCTCGTCCAGCCCCCCTTGGCTATCCTGACCCTGACCAGTGTCAGCAGCTTCCGTAGCACGTGACTGGTCAAAGTTGGCTTGCACACGTGACTCAACAACGGCTGCTTTGAACTCACGAGCAGCAGCATACACCTGAGCGTCCCACTGCTGTGTGCTGGGTTGTAGTGGCCGCTCCACCTCTACTTGGAAGCTGTACCAGGACCCTTGGTCATTGTCGCGATACTTGCTGTACAGCATCCACAGGCTATTGAAACGGGGAAGTGTACCCTTACCAGGTACCACCATCTGACGCAGACTGCTATTCCACTTGGATGATGGTGTCAGTCCAGTGCTCTTCACGCTGAAGATCACAGGGCGTATCAGCTGTGTGTCAGAGTTGACAAGCAGCAGGTACTGAAGGTGCGTCCTGACATACTGCCTTGGTGTTTCCTTTGGGTCACCATGCCAGATCTGCCCTTCATCATCAATACACAGAGAGATGTCACCACGTCTGGTACCTGACGGACGCTCGCCAACGTCAAACTGTCTGACGAAACCACCACCATGCTTGCGCCCAATCCATTCAATCCACCTTGATTGGAAGTGACAGGGCACAACCAAGATACCCTCTTCACCATCATACACATGCTCGCTGACGCTATCCATGAAGCAGCCCTGCTCAGCTCCGTCAATGTACTCATCACTGCCCTTCATGCACTGGGGTGACTGTGCCTGCAAGATGTTCAGGAAGGGTGTTGCAAGGTCTTCCCCGCTGACCTCTTCATGCCCTGACCCAATGTCTTCAAGCATTGCTGCGTCGATATCTTCAGCAACCACCATGTCACTTTGCTGTGTAGCTACTGCCATCTCTTCTTGCTGTGTTGAAGGGCGTCGCCTTGACGCTGCCTTCTTCTTGCTTGCTGCCTTCTTCTTACGTGCTGCCATGCTGTGTTACTCCTTTCCTACTCTTTGTTGTGTTGAGGTGGTAGGTGACCTCTATTTGATGGTTGCTTTCTGTCCTTCCCATACACCAAAAAGGTCCTTATCAATCTTCAGTCCCCCTTCAATACGCTCCCTGACCCACCTGTTGAGTGTGGAACCATGCACACCCTGCTTGGCAGTGCAGGTATAGCCAAGCTTCTGAAGGGCTTTGACTTGTTTCTTGGTAGCACCCAGTGTGACGTCCTTTCCCATGTCAACAGCTAGGGTTGTCTTGATGATGTCAGCTTCCTTGTGCTTCCGTAGCCAAGCAAAAGCCTTGGCCTTGTTGTCTTCATTGATGTGTCCCCTACACAGGGGTGAGACAGCACACCACCTACCATCTTTGAGCTGCACCTTCCCGATTTCAATTTCATCCATGAATTCAGGTATGGTCTCAGTCATCAACTTCAGCAGGTTGGCTTGTTGCTCTTTGAGCTTGGCTTCCGTCACTGCTATGGACTCTTCAAGCTCATCCATCTCAGCAGCAAAAGCTGACAGCTCTTTCAGTCCTGGTACTTCTTCCTTCTTAGGGGAACTCATCTAGCTGTACCTCCAAATACACTTTCTCTTGTCGGTCCCACTTCAGAACCTTCAAGGCTATGTTGTGCGGCAAGTGCTCTACCGCGTAAAGTGTTGCTGCTGCTATCAGCACAGGGTCACCCAGCAATAGCAGCCAATCGTTTTCAGTGAAGTCGGCAAGACCATGACGCAGCTTTGCCAGCACAGGGCGAGCAGGCAGCACACCCAGGTGCTGCACGTCACCCTGACTGACAAAGGGTCCTACCACCTTCCCAAAGACCAGTGCAGGCGCACAGTTCACCCGACTAGGCATCACAGGCACATACACACGTCCAACACCAGTCATGACACTTTCTCCTTTCACGTACCTCTGAGCGCTTCTTCCCTGACCTCGTCTTCCACACCTTCACAGCGCTCAAGGCATTCTCTGTCTTCCTTCAAGCTGGGGTGCGAGTACGTGCAACGTGGGCAAAGCCTACTAGCCTCAATCAAGTCACTGTCAACTGCTTCCTTCAGCTTGTGCCAATGGTAGCACCAATACAGCATCTCAGCTATACACATCTGTGTAGCCCTCATCCACACATCTGTAGGTACCTTGTCAAGCACACCTTTGGTCTCATCACTCTTCAAGCATTGAAGGGTCAAGCCAAGCAGCTCGGTCATCGGTCCTGGTTTGTCGTACAACCCTTCACAGTGTACACCTTGTGCAGGCTCAGGTGTCCCATAGTTGTCAGGGTCACGTAGCATCAGTTCTTCAAACATCTTTTTGGACATATGGCTAAACACAGTTTTGTTTCTCCTTTCTTCTTTCTATTATCACCAAGGTTCTGGCCAACTTCTAGAATGCAGGTCAGGGCGTTTGCCTTCACCTTTCTTGAAAACCCGTCGCGTTGCTCCTTTCTTCTTGGCTGCCTTCTTCTTGGCTGCCTTCTTCTTGGGAAGCTTAGACACAACATCATGTAGCTTGTGCTCTGCTTCACTGTTCTTCATGGCAGCTGACCTGTCATCTTCATCAGGTACATCAACACCAGCATTGACCATGTACTGCTGCAACTCTTGAAACAACTCATTGTCATCACCACCATGCTTCTCAACTGACCCCAGTAGAAAAGCTGGTTCAAACGTATTCAAGTACCTCTGAAGACGCTTGAGGGTTACACCCTGCCCTGACTTGATAAAGTCAGGCACACTCATACTGCTATCTTTGGAAACGCATTCAGCTATTGCAAACAGCTGACCGTTGCTTAGACTCATCATTGTGTCTAACTCTCCTTTCTATCTTTCTTCTTTCTGGTTGTTACCTCGTGACTATACGGCAGCACCCCCACCCTTCAACCCCTTCTGTAATGCCTGCCTGCTCTACAGCTTCGTCAATGAAATCAGATGCTTGCAGCTCTTCAGGGAATATACCGTACAGCGTGCCTGTGCAGTTGGTGACCACCCAAGGACCTCTGACCGTCAGTGGTCTTGAAATCAGGTAGTCTTGCTCTTCATCGTCAATGGTCAGCATCATCGCAGAATAGAACTCATCACCCCGGGGTGGCAGCTCGTCAGTCCCTTGGCAGTGAAGGACAATACCTAACTCTTTTCTGTGCTGTCCAAGCATCTCTTGACGCAGCTGGTGACGCTGCCCCATCTCTCTAAAGCGGTCACCTTGTGTGTCACGTATGACCCTGCCCATACTGTCTGTGTTAGGCATTGTGTGGCTCACTCTCGACTGGTGCCGTTACCCAGACGTTGGCAGCACGTAGCGCGTCCAACGTGTTGGTGCAGCCACAGCTTTTGGCCAACGTCCCACCCCTGCCATGCTCGTTAGCATCGTCCTTCTTCATGCTGTATTCACACCAGTGCCAAGGTGACAGTGAGGCGTTGTTGCCTGATGCCTGCAACGTCTGGTGAGCTAACCAGGGGTGGCCACAGTCAGGGCAAGCCTTCAACAGCTCATCATCAAGCGTGCCTCTGGTTGATATGTAGCGTCTTGGTACGTGCACCATCTAGTATCGCTCCTTAGTGGCCAGCAGTACGCAACCGCTGACTATCATGATGACACCAATCAGAGTTAGTCCGTCAAAGTGAGGAAACTCTGTGGTCTCTATGGCAAGGGGTATGACCAGGGGAGCAATGAAGCCAGCACCCACCAGCAGTAGCACCAAGGCTACTGCGATACGTATAGCAATGGGTATGCCTGGTTTCCGCCTTGGTGCGTTGGTAATGTAGTAGGTGCCATGCACCCTGACACATCTAACTGTTGCCATCTGTCTTACCCTCCAATTGGTTGAGCAGGCAGTGCGGCAAGTCTTCTATCTTGACGTCACGCAACTGCGCCCCTAGGTGCTGGTGAAAGGCAGCTATTGCCTTCATACACCCATGTACGTCATCATGCCCACACTCTTCCCCTGATATGCAGGCGTCAAACTCTGCCCAACACAATTCTGTGAATAGGCCAGCTAGTATGGTGTTCTGTGCGCTCAGTGCAGCAAGGTACTTGTCAGCTTCTGAGCGCAATACCCAGTGTAGTACGTTGCCGCACTCATCCTTGCTGCTGTGGTTCTTTGACCAGTGCTTTGAGTCCTGCAAGCGTGCTGGGTGCATGGCAATGCGTGCCTGCTCGAATGCCTCAACACGTGGTTGCAAGATGCGCCAACGCTCAACCACCAACTTCTGTCGCGCATTGGACGCAATCAGCTGGTTGCGTAGCTCAAGCATTGCTTCAAGCTGCTTCTCAGCCTCAACACGCTGTACAGCTTCAAACAGCGCTCTTGGGTTGCTGTTGTTGTTCTTCTTACCCTTTCTTGCTGTGGTCACGACTCTCCTTTCTGTTACTCCACCCACCTGCTGCAATGAATACAGCAAATATGGAGTTTATCAAGATTGCGATTGGTACCAGGTACTCAGTCATTGCGCCTGTACTCATAGCTTGCGTGGGGTACACGTCTGTCTGTTGTTCTGAAACCTTCTTCACTATCCATGCAAAGGTAACAGAGCGTCCAACCCTCTTCATCTTTCTCACCAGGACCAACTTGGCTTGTACCACAACTTGTACACTTTATTAGGTGCTCCCAAGAGATTGACAGTAGCTGCAATCCGTCGCCTGAGTGTGCTGTACACAGTGGTGCCCGCAACTTATCCATCAACCATACGTTGCGGGCATTATCACTACACACACCCATGCAGCAGCTAATAGCATGAACACCCAACACGTGGGAAAGCTGCAAGGGGTGTACTTCCATTGTGACAGGCTCACCATTGTTGTTGTCACCTGCCTGTGGCGTCAGACGATGACCCAAGAAAGCGTTAGAGCCAAACTGCTGCACAGTGAGCTTGCAGACAGCACCCTTGAAGCGCACGACATCACCAACACGTAGTAGTTTAACCATCAGTCGTCACCTTGCTTGACCTGTGCTGGTCCGTTGCCAATCAGCGTTGCAGGGATACGATGGGGGGCGTACTTGATAATCCACCACATTGGTACTTCACCCTTCACACCTTCCCACCTTGGTGGCAACCCTTGGAAGTGTAGATGTCTGCCGACTGACCCCCTGTTGTTGTGGTACAGACCCCAAAGCATGAGCTTGTCACGTGCATAGCGTACGACGTCCCAAGGGTCATACACTTTTATGGTAGTCCCTTCTGCTAGGGGTATGCCGTAGTCATCTGCCATGCGCCAACCATGCTTGCCAGCGTCACCAGGTCTGTATCCGCTGGTGTGGTACAGCAAAGGGAAAGCGTCAAGCAGCTCCCATGTGGCAGCGTGGTACTCACTGGGTGTCAGTGGGTATCTATTGTCTGTCATTGTTGTCACTCCTTTGTGTTAGAAGGGTATGTAGCATTTGCAGTTGCAACCTGTTCTGACACACGCACCACCTTGCTTATGGTGCTGCACCAGGTGCCTGCAATCCTCATTGCCACAGGTTGGGTTGGCTACCTCTTCTGATTGGGTGGGCAACGGCACCTGACTCCACACGTCCAATGCATCAGTCAGCTCATCAAGGGTGTCAAACTCTGCCATCAGTGAGCCGTCACCTGCTATGCTTGCATACTTCAAGACAGGTGCTTGACCACCAACCTTGGTACAGGTCACACACCAAGACTGTAGAGGGTCTGTAAGCGTCCGGTATCGTGCTGCGTCCTTCACCTGCTGAGCAGTGGCCGCAACGCTTGCTGATACCCTGTCAGTCACTACCTCTGCAAAGGTCTCGTCAGTAGGGGCTACGGCATTGATGCACTGACCATCACTGTCAACAGGATTCTGACAGGTCCACTTATTTGTGTCACGACTCCTGAGCCGTTGTGCAATGTGCTTTGCGTGCTCAGCTAGCCAACCGTTGGTAAAGTGGTAAGCAGTTACGTCCGTTTTGACTTCATCCATCAAGCGCTCAACCTGCCCGCTGGTGACGTAACTTGCCATGAGGCTGTAGAGAAGGGCAACCAAGGGGTCTGAGCTGTTCACCTCCCCTGACGCGACACGCATATCTCTGTTCTGTGTCAAGTGGTTGCAGTCGGAATTGTGGATAACAAGTGGTTGACAGGGGCATCTACTGGCTTTTGTGTCACTTTTGTGTGTGCTAGACATTATCAAACTCTCCTTTCTAGTGGGTTATAATGGTACAACAGCCCCAAATGCTAGGTTGAAAAGTGTGTGTCGGCAACTGTTACGGCACTGTTACGGCACTTTGAAGTAGTGCAACAGCACTTTCCTCAATGATTCCGCGTACTTAGACCCATTTCCATATAAGACTGTTACACTACATTTTCCAATTTCATCGACTCCCCAGGTCAAGCGGCATGAATCGAGAAAGTAGTGTAACAGCAGCTCTCAGAATCGTATAAGGTCCCGAAGTTGAAGAAGAAAGGGGTGTTACACTACTCCGATTGACAAACGTAACAGACATTTCTGAGTGTCGCGTATATGTATATAGCCATAAGTGACTGATTCTCAAGGGGAATGAGTAGTGCAACAGTAGGGGTTTTGAAAATGCGCTTGGCAGGTGATGAAGCTTCCGGGGTGATCGGCAACAATTCCTATAGATGGCAGCCAAGAAATCAACGCAAAAAAGCGTAAAGAAGAAGGCTACACGTAAGCGTGCTGCCAAGAAGCACACTACAACAAAAAGCGTTGAGCACAGAGAGCCTGACAATGCGCCTGATGTGCTCACCATGCCTGAAGACGCAGACCCATCACTTGAGACAACCCCCGGGACAGGCGTACGTCGTACCATCTACACACAAGAGGTTGGGGAGCAAATAGCTCTTGCTATAGCCACAACCCTGGTACCTATACACACATTGTGTAAGCTGGCGAATTGGCCTAGCGTGTATACACTTTATAGGTGGGAAGCAAGGGAAGCAGAGTTCCACGCTTTATTGTGGCACGCTAGAAGGGCACGAGCTGACCACATGGCATCCAAGGGGTTGGAAGACCTTGAAGATGTTAAGCCTGACAGCCAATTTGGTGCTGCTCGTGTTGCACACGCAAAAGCGTTAAGCGTGGTGAGGTTGGCAATAGCAAAGCGGTTGAGTCCTGATTGGGTTGAGAAGACTGCGCATACCGTCACAGGACCAATCACACCAGAAGGTGAAGCAACCCCAGTAGACCTACACATCATTGACGCAACTGAAAGGGCAAGAAGGGTGCAAGCCATTTTGGATGAAGTCGATAAAGGGGCGACACAGGATTGAGCGCAGCAGCCGAGCTGACAGCGTTGACTACGCCTAGGCTCACCAAGTACATACCTCACACCCCAACGGATCGGCAGGCAGCTGGTTTGCTGTTACCCAATCGTGAGGTGCTATATGGTGGTGCTGCTGGACCAGGCAAGACAGATTGGTTGCTTATGGCAGCTCTTCAGTATGTTGATATTCCTGGGTACAGTGCTCTCCTGCTTCGTCGTACCTTCAAGCAGCTATCCAAGGCAGGCTCATTGCTGCCAAGATCTCATGACTGGCTACGCAATACTGATGCAAGCTGGAATGGCGAAAAGAGCCAATGGACCTTCCCTAGTGGGGCAACACTAGAGTTTGGTCACATGCAGCATGAAGACAACAAGTACGACTATCAGTCAGCAGAGTACCAATTCGTTGGCTTTGATGAGCTGACACAGTTCTATGAGTCAATGTACCGATATCTTCACAGCCGTACACGTAGGCTCATTGGTGTACAGATACCAATACGTGTGTGGAGCGCATCCAATCCTGGTGGTGTAGGGCATGACTGGGTGAAAGAGCGCTTGGTTATACCAGGACTGAAGGCAGGCGCACTATCCAACCCACGCCAAAGAGTGTTTCTACCTGGTAAGCTGAAAGACAATCCCTACCTTGACGCGCAAGAGTATGAAAGCTCACTGAATGAGCTTGACCCTGTCACCAGGCAGCAGTTGCTAGATGGTGATTGGGACGCGAAACCAGGTGGTGTTATCTTCAGAAAGCAAGACTTTGAGCTTGTGGATGCTGCCCCTATAGAGTGTATACGTGGTAGGGGTTGGGATTTCGCAGCTACGATGCCCAAACCAGGCAAAGACCCTGACTGGACCATCGGTGCACGCATAGCCTTATGCCTAAACACAAGGTTGTTATACATTGAGCATGTCGAGCGCTATAGGTTAGAGCCTTCTGACACAGAGGACCGTATGGTTTCTGTAGTGCAACTTGATGGTGTAGCTGTGCGCCAGCGGTTGGAGCAGGAAGGGGGTAGCAGTGGCAAGCTCTTTGTTGCAGCTGTCACCAAGCGTCTGATAGGGTATGATGTTGAAGGCATCCCTGTGTCAGGTGATAAGTCATTACGCGCAAGAGCGTTAGCCTCATACGCAAGGGCAGGCAACGTCAAGCTAGTGCGTGGCATGTGGAACGGTCCTTTCATGGATGTACTTGACTCCTTTGGACCTGACTGCGCACATGATGATGACGTTGATGCGACCAGCGTTATATTCAACGATATGTGTATAGACATAGAAGTGTCATTTGATGACCTGTATGGCGAGCAAAGCAATACATCTTCAGGTGTAGAGACAGAGTCAGATGACTTTGACTATGATGAAGAGTTTGAAGGTGACGAGGATATAGCGTGGATATGAATGACGACAGCTTTGTGTCAGTGTCACTTGTTGACGATATCCAGCCGAGCAACAGCGGGCAGCAGCTGCTATTGCCAAGGGGCTTCATACACGATTTAGTGGAAGATCAGCAGGTCAGGGCAGACAATGAGCGGCCAACTGCCAATGACCCTGTGGTGTTCTTCAGTCAGGGTATGAACGGTATGACTATGTACCGTGGCACCCTTGGTGACCAACCCAGTGACGCAAAGTTGTTAAAGGATGGCGTCAAGGGTTGGGCAGCTATAGCAGGGCGAGCAGTCGCAAAGCGATTGCGTGGTCTGACTGTGATGGCAGCACTCAAAAGTGTCAATGCAGGTGGCAAGGTAGAGAGTGAGTTCATGCCTGAGCACCTTGCATCAAGGATTCTTGAGAAACCTAATAATGTGTTTAGTGGTGGCGACTTGCTGTGGTTGACCGCTTGGCACCTTCAGCAGACAGGTACAGCCTACTGGCAGAAGCTGCGTGATGGTCTTGGGTGGTGTCAGGAGCTGTGGCCATTGCCACCAGGAAGCACCTTCCCTGTCTTTGATGCACATGAGGTTGTGTCAGGGTACGTGGTGGTGGATGGCGACGGGCATGAGCACCCCTTACCCCGGGAAGATGTTATCCGATTCTGGGACCCTGACCCAGCAACACTGTATAGTGGTATGGGTGTGCTTGGTCCACAGGCTCTTGAGTACGACACCAGCAGGTACATGGAACAACACTTCAACCGTCATTGGCAGAATGATGCTACACCTAGAACTGTCATAACTGCAAAGCCTGGTACAAGGAAGCCATCATCAGGCGCAAAGCGTGCTTTCTATCGACGCTGGCGCAATGACTTTGATGGTAGGGCAGGTGCCTTCACTGGTGTGCCTGCCTTCTTGCCTTCAGGCTTTGACATCACAGAGCTGTCACCACATGGTGGTGTAGAGACATCCAAGGAGTTGCGTGACTCCTCACGTGACCAGACGTTGATGGCATATGGTGTCAGCAGGGCAACGCTTGGTGACATCATTGATGTCAACAGGTCAGCAGCTGATACCACAGACTACGTCTTTGACAAGCACACCATGATGCCAATGACCAACCAGATTGCGCATACACTTACTCGTGACTTCACAAGTGAGTATGACGCAATGCTGATTGCACGCTTTGATGACTACCTTGCACCTGACAAGGAATTTGACTTGAAGCGTGAGGCACAAGACTTGACTAACGCAGTGCGTACTGTTCAGCAGGTGCGTGAAGATAGAGGGGACAACCCAGCTGACGCACCTTGGGGTAGCCTGCCCATCATGCAGCTTGGTCTTGGACCCTATGATGGTACAGCACAGGAAGACCTTTCCTTTGATGATGATGAAGGCTCAAGGGGCAGCTATACACTACGTGATGATGATGATGAAGAGTCACTAGAGTATGTTGACCCTGAAGATGCTAAAGCTGCCTGGTATCGTGGCATCAAATTTGAACAGCGCTTTGTCGGTCGTATGGGTAGAGCTGTGTCAGACGTCTTGAATGCGCAACGCATACGCATAATCGAGGAGTGGACTAACAACCCAATCCGCAACCAGGGTGCTGCGTTGCGTGGCAAGCGTCTGACACAGAAAGAAGTAGAGAAGCTGCTCTTTAGTCGCAAGACATGGGATAAGGTGCTAT